CCAAAGTCAATATATACCAGCCGCTGTCAACTCGGTTCCTTATATTTTACTTGCCACTGCACAGAACAAAGTATCTGGCACAGGTGTAGGTGTTGCTGCAGGCACACTGGCTGCTAATGCCAACAGAGTGTATTTAATCACTAGCCAACGTGATCTATCTGCAACATATGGTGTTCCGTTCTTTTATAAAACCACAGCTGGCACGCCGATCAACGGGTACGAGCTCAACGAATATGGCCTATTGGCTGCTTACAGCGCATTAGGCATTACCAATCGTGCATACATCCAACGTGTTGATGTGGACTTGTCTGCATTAACAGCTAGTCTAGTTCGCCCAACTGGTACTCCTCCTAACGGAACTTATTGGTTAGATACAACCAACAGCCTATGGGGAATATCTCAATGGAATCAAACCACAGCGGCATTTACTAACCAAATTCCAACAGTGATTGTTGACAGCACACAGCTGGTTGCTAATACAACTCAGCCATTGGCAAGTATTGGATCAATTGGCGACTATGCTATCACAGCAATCAACATCAATACGCCAGGTTACTACAAACGCGGTGGCCCCACAACAAGTCAAACTTCTTCGACTGCGTTGTCTGATGCTTATAATACCTGGGTAGAAGTAGGCAGTGATGACTGGAAAACAGCTTGGCCCACAGTGCAAGGAACCAATTCGGTAACAACACTAACTGCCAATAACATTGTTTATATCAATGCCACTTCTGTTGCAGTTCCGGTTAGTCCTAACAACACACTTGAAGGACTCAGCGACGCTATCAACAGTGCCAACATCACTGGTGTTTATTCTGCATTTGTTGACAGCAAGTTACAAATTTATGCTGACAGCACTACACTGGGTGCTCGTCCTTCTGTGGGCAATGCTACAGGAAACGGAACAGTGGCCACATTGACATTTGCCACTTTGTCACAGGCACCATATGCAGTTGGGTCGTCAATTGTGGTTGCCAACGTTGTTCCTAGCGGCTACAACGGAACATATACAGTAACAGCCTGCGGCAACTCTACAGTGTCATTTGCCAGTACCTATGCCAATGCATACAGCAGTGGTGGAACAATTTCACAACCTGGCGTGGTTTCAGTCCTGCCTGGTGCAAGCGGAACCGCATTGAGTGATGTTGGTATTAGTGCAGGAGTGTATTACCCACCTGCATTCTTGGCTGCTCCTAATTATTCAGCACCACGTTGGAGAACTACAGACACTCAACCAGAACCCACTGGTTCTGTATGGCAACGCACCAACAGTGTAAATCTTGGTGCTAATTTATCACTTAAAAAATACAGCACATTGTTGGGCACTTATGTTCAACAGGCATGTAACATATATTCAAGTTTGTCTGAAGCCACTTACACATTAGATCCATCAGGTGGCGGTAAAAATATTGTGGCCGGAACCACCGTGGCTACAACCAATCCTGAATTTCTTGACCCAGCTATATTGAGTCTCCAGATTTTTGAAAGATATGCTGCTGGAGCAACTGTTGTAACAGGATCTACAGATACACCGGTGGTTACCAGTGCAGATGCATTTTATATTTCTGCTACAATCCCAGGCCAGGCCACTATTGGAACACCAGTATTAGCGACAATAGGTGCATCAACAGTATCTGCGTTCTTAACAGCAGTCAGTGCCGCAGTTGGCTCTTCAACATTTGCATCTTATGTAAGTGCATCTGTTAATAGTGCTGGCGCTATTGTGTTTACTCACAGTGCCGGTGGTACAATTGTTTTAACAGATGCCACTGGAACTCCGCTTGCAGATGCTGGATTTGATACCGACACTGAATTCTGTCGTGCTGGTGAAGGCACTGACTTGATTTTAAGTTACTGGGTAACTGCGCCAACATTCACTTACACAGCCAGCACCACTGGGCCAGATCAAGATCCAGACAATGGAACTTATTGGTATTACTCAGCCACTACACAAGCTGACATCATGATCCAAAACAACGGTGCCTGGATGGGTTATCAAAATGTAACCAACGATGTTCGCGGTGATAATTTGTTAAACACAAATGCTACAGGTCCTATATTCAGTACCACAGCACCTACAACACAAACCAATTCGGCTGCAAGCGCATTGGAATACGGTGATTTGTGGATTGATACCAGTGATTTAGAAAATTATCCATTAATCAATCGTTGGAGTAATATAGATGGTATTGATCAGTGGGTAACCATTGACAACACAGATCAAACAACACAAAATGGTATTGTGTTTGCAGATGCTCGTTGGTCTCCAAATGGTCAGGCCAACCCGGTAACCGGTACACTGCCGTCAATCACCAGCTTGTTAACCAGTAACTACTTGGACTTGGATGCTCCTGAGCCTACATTATATCCACAAGGAACACTGTTGTGGAACACACGTAGAAGCGGATTTAACGTAAAAGAATTCCAAGGTAATTATTTTAACACAACTGATTTTGATGTTCCTATATATGACAGCACTACATCTTATGCGTATAACGACTTTGTTAACTACAATGGTGTAATTTATGTTTGCTTGGATACACCTCCTACGGCAAACGTTCCTCCGACCAACGCTACATATTGGTCTGCATTGACTGCTGAAAACGGTACAGTTAATACCTGGGTCACTGCCAGTGGCAACAGAAATGACGGTTCTCCATACATGGGTCGGTTGGCACAACGTGCTATTATTGTTGCTGCCCTCAAGAGTGGTATTGATACCAGCGTTCAAGCCCGTGAGGAACAGCGTCAGTATAACTTGATTGCTTGCCCACAGTATCCTGAATTAATGACCAACATGGTCGAACTCAATAATGATCGTAAGAACACAGCATTTGTAATTGGCGATACTCCATTGCGTTTAGGACCAGACAGCACTTCACTTGCAGCATGGCATAGTAACAATGACGGTGCTGGATTGGCTACATCCGATGGACAAGGATCGTTTGATTCGTATTTGGGTATATTCTACCCAAGTTGCCAGACTACTGACTTGTCAGGTAGCCCAGTGGTTCAACCACCGAGCCACATGATGATTCGTACAATTATTCGTAGTGATGAAATTGCATACCCTTGGTTGGCACCAGCAGGAACACTGCGTGGTGTTATTGATAATGCCGCACTGCTTGGTTACGTAAATGGTCAAACTGGTGAATTCATAACTATTGGTGTAAGTCAAACTTTGAGAGATGTGTTGTATCAATTGGATATCAATCCAATTACATTTATTCCGGGCATTGGTATCACCAACTTTGGTAACAAGACAGCTACCAACATTTCCAGTGCGTTGGACCGTATCAACGTGGCACGTTTGGTTGCATTTATACGTGGACGCCTACAAGAAATTGGTAATCAATACTTGTTTGAGCCCAACGATCAAATTACACGCAATCAAATCACTAACTCATGCACTAGTTTAATGCTTGATTTGGTAGCAAAACGTGGTATCTATGATTACTTGGTGGTTTGTGATTTAAGTAACAACTCACCGGCCACAATTGATGCCAACGAATTGTATGTTGATATTGCGATCGAACCAGTTAAATCGGTTGAATTTATCTACATTCCGTTGCGTATTCAGAACACTGGATCAATTGCTTCCAGCGTTAGCACAGTGGCTACTGCCGGTTAACATCATGGCCAATACGACCATAAATAAAGTATATAGGAGATAATACCATGGCTGTTTCATCGTTAAGTAGAATGACTGTGCCTTTGGCCAGTAACCAAAGCACCCCAAGTCAAGGCTTGTTAATGCCAAAACTCAAGTATCGCTTTCGCGTTACTTTTCAGAATTTTGGAGTAAGTCAACCAGTTACTGAATTGACCAAACAGGTCATGGATTTCACTAGACCTAGCGTTGAGTTTGCAGAAATTGCACTTCCTATATACAACAGCACGGTTAAGTTGGCTGGAAAATACACATGGGCAGATGCTGTCTGCAACATACGTGATGATGCCAGCGGTGCTGTATCTAGACTAGTTGGCGAGCAATTGCAGAAACAATTGGACTTTATGGAAATGGCGTCAGCTGCTTCAGGCATTGACTACAAGTTCTTAACAGTGTTTGAAGTGTTAGACGGCGGCAACGGAACAGCTGCTCCTGTGGCATTAGAAACTTGGGAACTGTATGGTTGTTATCTCAAGTCAGTCAACTACAATGACTTGAACTACGGAACCAGTGAAGCGGCCACTATTACAATGAACATTACTTTTGATAATGCAAACCAAGTAGCCGGACAAGGTGTTGGCACATTGATTGGACGCACAGTAGGTGACGTGGCATCTGGCGTAGGCCTCTAAAAGATTATGGCCTGGGGTCAGGATTTCCTTCAGGGATTCGTTGGGTTTAATGGATTAAAAGATTATTCTCATGCTTCCAAGACATTCCTACAAAACGGTTATGAAAATACTCCTCGCCAGAAGTTTTTATTTCATGTTTACTTTACTATAAACCGGGCAGTTCCTGCCCTGCAGAATGCTTTTCCTAATGCTGATACAGCAACAATTGGCCTTACGGTCAAAACAGCACACTTGCCCAGTTATCAAATGAGTGTTGACACACTCAATCAGTATAATCGCAAACGACTAGCACAAACAAAAATTGAATACCAGCCTTGCGTATTTGAATTTCATGACGACGGCAGCGATTTGATTCGCAACATGTGGTATAATTATTTTCAATACTACTACAAAGATCCTAGCCAAGCATATGACAACGTAACTAATCAAAATGGTCAAATGGCCGCTGTAATTGGCACACCTGCCGGGTTTAATTACAATGCCAGAGATATTTATAATCCAAGTCAAGTGGTCAACGACTGGGGCTACATTGGCGAGAGTTACAGCAGCGGAGTTCCACTCAGTGGAGCCGGCAATACCAAACCTCCTTTCTTTAGAGATATCCGCATTTATGGAATGAATCAACACAAGTTTGCTGAATACATACTAATCAATCCAATGATCACTGATTGGACTCACGACACCTACGACTACAGTCAAAGCTCTGGTATTATGAGTCACAAAATGACTGTGCGATATGAAACAGTCAAATACTACACCGGAGCCATTGGCAAAGCCAGACCTGACACCAACGTGGTAGGATTTGCAGATCCTGCTTACTATGATACCGTTCCAAGTGCATTGGCCAGACCTGGCAGCACACAAACAGTGCTAGGCCAAGGTGGATTACTTGATGCTGGCATTGGTATTGTTGAAGATCTAGCCAGCGGTGGCGTAATGAATCCCATTGGCGCGGCTCAAAAGGCCTTGACTGCATACAATACATTTAAGAATGTCAATCTCAGAAGTGTAGTCAATGCTGAAGTCAACCAAGCAGTCAACAGCACTATACGTGGCGCATTGCCTGGAATAATTCGTGGTGCAAGTTCGAGTCCGTTAAACTCACCCCTGGGCATACCTACACAGCCGGTGACCAATGGTAGCGGTGGCATATTCTTTCCTACACCACCAGTGTCGACTCGATCAACTAATTTTAATCCTAGCCTGTCTGGAGGAACGTAATCGTGACCACAGTCAATAGTACCAACTATTCAATTGATCAAACTGTTAGAATCTTTGACCAATTTTACAATTATGATACCAATATACCCGCTGCTGAGTTTGATGCGGTGTTGAGCTATTTTAAAAGCGTGTTCCTTACTGATACTGCCGCACAAAATATGACCAGCAGTTTGTTTAGAGTAGCAGAGTTTAGCAATACCAATGTGTTGGATCTATTACAAACATTTCAGCAAGGCGGATCCAGTGAGCCTGAAGTAACCATCTTAATGGCCTATTATCTCAATACCATACGCAGTCCTGCTACCTTGTTGGGTGTCTTAGCACCTTCTACGCCTAACTTTTATACGGCAAGAAATATCAGGGCTTGATCATGCCCAACTTTCGTCAAGGTCCATACACAGTAAAAAATGTTGCCAAGTATGTGGGCAAAGGTACTCCCAAATATAGATCTGGGTGGGAACTTACTTTTATGATGTTTCTGGATTCAAACGACAATGTGCTACAATGGGCCAGCGAAAGCATTCGCATACCGTATCGTAATCCACTCACTGGCAAGCAGAGCATTTATATTCCAGATTTTTTAGTGACCTATCGTGGACGCAACAATACTACCATTGCTGAACTGATTGAAATCAAACCCAAAAAGCAAAGCCTACTTGAAAGCCGGGCGTCAGACCGAGATCGTGCTATTGTGGCACTGAACTATGCCAAGTGGGATGCCGCCACCAAATGGGCCAAACGCAACGGGCTTACATTCAGGGTTATCAACGAAGACATGATTTACCATCAAGGCGGCAAGAAATAATACCGTAATAGTCTGGCGGTAAATATGGTATGACACGCAAATTAGAAGAGCTCTTTGATTTTCCGCCTTCGGAACAGCCCGAAGCAACTCCTACTGTTGAGCAAACCCGAACCCAACTAGCCGAGATTGACGCCACTATAGACAAAATAGATGCGGCCCTGCCCACAGTGCGCGACTTGGAAACTGGAGATCAAGAGCTAGACGACTTGGCTTCAAAAGCACAAGAAACATTTGACAATCTAATGGATCTGGGCTTCAATGTGGACAGCCGCTACTCAGGTGAAATCTTTGCTGTAGCCAGTAGTATGTTGGGTCATGCACTTACAGCCAAAACCGCCAAGCTGAACAAAAAATTAAAAATGGTCGATTTGCAGTTGAAAAAATTAAAAATGGACCAAGACCAACGCCGTAATGCACCAGAAGAAGCAATGGAAACAGCGCATGGACAAGTGCTGAGTCGTAACGATTTGCTGGAACGTTTGATAGCCTCCGGCGCACAAAACAATAACAAAGCATAAATATCATATAGGGATACTAAGATGAAAAATTTTCAACAATACCTCGCAGAAAGCGAAAGAACTTACAATTATAGGATCAAAATTGTA